TAATGCATCAGTAGGACGTATTCTTTCTCTCGCCCAATTATAAAGACCTTTACCGGCTCTCATACCTACGGGTAAAGTTACACCTAAAGTACCACCTATAACACCGCCTGAAACAGCGTTAGAACCACGGTCACCTTCTTCAGCAGAGCCAGCACCTGAAATAGCGCCGGTCGCAACACCAGTGGCAGCTAACCTAGCCAGCGCATTAAGCGTAGAGCGTTGCATTTGAGCAGCACCGGCAGCTTGTCCACCAGGAACAAACATTGCAGCTGCACCACCTATACCCATTAATCCACCGAGTAACTTCTGACCAATTCGGTTACCAGTTCTTGCACCAATAATACCTGCCATTTTTTCTTCAAACTTAGCCATAACATCAGTTAGTCTTTGCGTTTGTCTTTCTAACTTGGCATAGGCATCAGCTTGGCTTCTATAGAACTGTTCGTCTCTTTTACCACGCTTGCGTTCAGTTTCTTCTGCTTCCATAGCAAAGGTATCATCAATACCCATACGTTTACGATCTTCTTCTTTTGAAGGGTCGTACATACCTTTGCCACCCTTATTTCTAAAGGCAACATTAGATTGAGCATATTGGATAACTTGATCTTGTAAGTCCCCAGATACCCCCATAGAGGATAAGGTTGCTCTGGTAACAGAACCGGGAGCTGAGGCTGTTTTTGCAAGACCTGGGTCGTTTAGACCAGCTTTTCTAGCAAGATTTTGAATGAGATCTTTAGTGCTATTCTGTTTTCCCCCAGGACCAATAAGGCTCATACCAGTCATCATAAACATCTTGTTTACTGTTTCCGGAGCAGCAAGGTTTTCAATGATACTAGAGGCACCCTCAGCCCCCATAGAGAACCCACTAATGGTTCTCATCATCTCAACACTTGATGCTTGTTGGGCAGCATTGATGCCTGTACGGGCTTGTAAGGCCATCAACTGGTTAATACCATTAGTACCAAGCTTATAGTCAGTTAGGGGCATTCTAAGATTATTCATTACTTGACCCTGGCTCATGCCGGTCAACTGTTGCATCTGTAGGGTAGATCTATCCGCATTAAGTGCGTAGTCTCTTCCGGATTCTACACGGTTATCAATAGCTTGAATGCCTACTTTTGCTAAAGTACCAGCCATGCTTGCAAAATTACCAGCTTTTGAAAAACCCCCAGCAGTAAGCTGTTGCATTCCACCTATAGCACCACTACCACCTTTAAAACTTTCATAACCAGGGGCAGCATTAACACCCCCTGCTATTCTTTGAAAAAACCCACCACCTCCACCTTGCCCTTGGCCTTGAGCTAAAGCGTGTTGCCCAGACAAAGCAGCCGATACAGCATCAGGAGCAGGTTGAACGTTTGGAGACTTACCAGGTGCAGTACCTACAGTTTTGGTACCAGCTGCTTGGGTTGTTGAACCAGTAGAAAACTGTCCACCTTGAGAACCAGCCTGGTGTACTTCATAAGTAGCAGAAAAATTATACTTTTCATACATCTCTTTAAGGATGTTTCTGGCTTCTGTCAGTGTGTCAACTAACGCCTTAGTTTCTTCCTTAATTCCTTTTATACTATCTTTAAGACCCTTAAGAGATGAAAGATCAGCGTTAATACCAACAGAAGAAGAGACCATTGCCCCTGCTTCTTTGGAAACTGATTTGTTAATTTCATCTTCGGTCATTAGCTACTGCCTCCATCAGATATTCTCCATTTAGCCATACGGAACCAAAAGTCTCTTTGGCGTATTGTCATACTCCGTATATCATCTAAACTAAACCCTTTGTAAACAGTAGCTACGCCTTCGTACTCCCAGTATATACTTTTTAGGTCAGGCAAGTAAAAGGGATACCCAGTCTACATTTATCACAATATCAGCGCTACAAGTAGCGCACTGGGTATTCACCTCCCCAAGCTTGGGTCCCACCTTTGGACCTAAAATTGCTGAGAGAATAGTATTGCGATCCTGTAGACCAAGATTTTTGGCCCACTCTTCGCTATACAAACTGTCTTTATGGTCTTTCCAAACTACACAACGACTAATAAGCAAGGTGCTCTGTTGAGCAGTGCTTTCACCTCTTGACATAGCAATGTTGTCTGAGCCTACGGGAAGTTTAAACTTCAATACTTCACCATTTTTAAGGGTAACATTAAAAGGTTCACGCAGGTTAAATGTTGTTGTTTGAATCGGAAAGTCCTCTTCAATGTTGATAGTTACATCATTTGATGTTTTACAAGCACCACAAGGGTACTTAAATGTTCGCTCTGGGCCATAAGTAGCTCTGAGTATAGCAACTAACAAGGTATCTCTATCCCCCGTAATCAACTCTTCAATAACACTCTTATTGCTTTTAACAAGAGTGTCTCCAATTCTTACAGTTGCACGACTTACTAAAGTACCAACATACATTGCATATGTAATGTTTTTGTTACCCTCTAACGATGCTAAGAATTCTTCATCTTTACCGTTTAGTTCTCTAACCTCTGCCGTAGTTTGCCATTGTCCCGTTGTGGGGTTAATTAACCCTCTTTGCAATTCTACAATTACAGATTCTGGGGCAGCAATAACAGGGGCTGGTTCTTTGAACATTTCGTCCATTGACTCAACTTCAATTGTATTACTCATTGTTTACTCCTTGTATGTTTGGTTTAGTTTAACGATTCTAGGTTTGTAATGTCAGTTGCATTCCACCCTAGCTTAAATCCTTCATGGTGTACCGTAAGTTGTTGCACAATAATACCAGAGTCACCTGCTGAAAGATCACTCAAAGTATAAGCACCCGGCCAGCAATCAAACAGTTTAATACCTAGGCGAACCTTACCCAGGTTATTAGCTGCAGAGCTGGTTGTACCTGATTCTTGGTATGTACCAACTGAGTGAGGATGGTCAAAAACTTTAACCATAATATTACAGCGGTAGTCGTTACCACCCGTACTAGTAGAATCGGAACCACCTACCGTAGCGGTGTTCCATGAGTGAAGGAACTCAGACCATTTCCACAAATGGCTTTGTTCTGCAATAACACCACGACTAAACGTAATGGGGCCAAAGTCAGACTGACCAACTAGCTTATGGGTATGGGTATTCATTCCACCTTCACGGTAACCTACCATTTGGTGTTGTACTGAAACACCAGTCATAGCAGCAAATCCCAAGTCACCAATACCATTAAGAACTGTTGCTAAAGTACTATTAGCAGTAGGTTGGATAGTTACTTGAAATTTAAAGTTACGTACTGGGTCTGTAGCGGCTGAACGTGCCATTATGCATTCTCCTTGTTAGATGTTTTCGATTGCGTTTGAACCACCGGTCCACTGGGACAGGTTAATTACTATAAATTCAGCTGGGTATTGCAGAGCAACACCAACTTCAATTCTTACTTCTCCGTTATCTATGCTTACGGACGTGTTGTTTGCTGAACTACAAGTTACGTAGAAAGCTTCAGCTGCGGTTTCACCCTTCAAGTTACCTTGGCGCCAAAACTCAGCAAGCATGGATGAAATGCCAAGAGTAAGTTGACTCCACAATCTTGAGTCATTGGGCTCAAATACAGCGTAAGCCGTACCCTCTTTAAGAGCCTGCTTCAAGTAGTTCAAAGTACGACGTGAAGAAATGAACTTTCCTGGAGCAGCCTTATCCAAGGTACGACCACCATTAACAACTATTCCACCACCAGGGATTGCTTTTAGCGTATTAATGTTGTAGGTACCGTATAAGGTGCCAGTTTCGGATGCCGTAAAGTTGGTTCCAAGACCAATTGCGTTTCTAACACCTACATTGAGCCCTGCAGGTGTCTTAGCAACACCCTTTTCAATCTCAGTTCTAACGTAAGTACCAGCAATAGCTCCACCAGGTGCAGTTGCTCTCACTGCTCCAGGTCCAGTCTTTGAAGGGTCAATCATCAACAAGTGTGGGTAGTACACGGATGCGTAATTTGAAACTGTGTAGCCTCCAATGTTACCTCCAATAGTTGAAACGTTGGTTTCTGTCATTGACGGGTCAATGATAACAAAGCTATCACCACGACTCTCGGCCTTAGCAATAAATGGGTTAATAATCTGTGCTGAAGTTTTATTTACAGCGTTTAATAGTAATACTCCTTCAACTACATCAAGTTTTGTCAAAGCCGAAACATAATCTGAATCTTGTATTGACGCCCCCGCAGAACCACCTGCATAAGAAACAGCAGTACCTGAATAAGCAAAAGCTGAGCTAGTTCCAGTAGAGGTTGTTGCAACAGGGACTGGGTTACCAATAACCACATTATCAATATATTGTGAATAAGTATTCAAAATAGTTACAAAATAACGGTTAGCCGATGAACTGGGAGAAAGGTCATTCCAACGTTCAACTTCTGTACCATTAAGTTTGACAACTAAGTTAAATGATGGCATAACTGTAGAGGTAGCTGTGGTATTACCATTGCTAAATTCTAAAGTAAGGTTATTACCCCAAGTTCCTTTGCTCATTGCAGAAGCAGTAAACAAGGTTGCAGTCGTTGATGCAGCGCCACCAACATTAGGGTAGTAAGGAACCGTTACAGTCGCAGCAACAGCATTAGACGAATTGATTCTTACAATATAAGCATCTTTACCACCATTTGAAAAGTAGTGGTAAACAG